TGCTTCTTACTATATGGTAGCTGTTCATGAAAGACTTGACCAAAGACACGTTAAGGGTAAAGCTAAGTTTCTTGAAGATCCGGTAAGGCGATATGCCGCTACGAACTTTACTAGAACAGTGTTTAAACATGCTAAGAATAGCTTAGCAGATATGAGTACAAGATAAGGAGAAATGAAATGCCTTTATTACAAGCAATAATAGAATATTTTAAGTCAAAAGATTTAGTAGAAGGCGAAGGCATTGATGCTTATAGGGACTTTTCTCCTAATAGCCCTGATGATGTTGTGATTGTATACGAGTACCAAGGTGACCCTAGGGCAGCCTTTGAGCTTATGGTTAATAGATCAGTACAAGTTTCTGTACGAGCTAAAGTTGCCGAAAATGCACGGAAAAAAATAGCGGCTCTTTATAAAAGCTTAATCTCTGAAGAAGAAACACTAGTAGTTAAGTTTACAAGTTCTCGTTGGGGCCAAGTTCATTTAAGAGACCAGCCTCGAATAGTGCATCGTGATGATTCTGGTCGTACAGTTTATGCATTTAATTGTGGAATATCTACTAATATTGATTAAAAGGAGGTAAAAAATGGCTACAAGAATAGGTTGTGATAATTTAGTTTATGCAATAATGACCGCTGAAGATACAGTATCTACTCCGCCTACCTATAGTGTTCCGATTAGAGCACCTGGTGTTATTTCAGTGAATATCAATCCTAATGCATCACAAGAAACTCTATTTGCTGATGATGGTCCTTATGAAACGGCTACTACTTTGGGTTCAATTGATGTTGAAATTAATAAAGCTCAATTGACTTCTCAAAATAAAGCGGATTTACTTGGACATACCATTGATAGCAATGGAGCAGTTGTATTTGCTGGGAATGATATAGCACCATTCGTAGCGATTGGTTTTAGATCGTTGAAATCAAACGGTAATTATCGTTATGTTTGGCTTTACAAAGGCCGCTTTATTGCACCAGAGGATAACAATGAAACTAAGGGAGATTCTATTAACTTCCAGACAGATACAATCTCTGGGCAATTTGTTAAATTAATATATGAATATGTAGTTGCGGGACGACGCTTACAGCCTTGGAAGTATGAACTTGATCAGGATGCTCCTGGTGCTTCTGCTTCATTAATAGCTACTTGGTTTACAAGCGTTAGATTCCCAAGCTAAGAAAGGAGCAAGTAAATGGCACAAGTTTTAACTTTAACTAGGAACCCTAATACTAATCAGATTGTAGCTGCAAAGATTGATTCGTTAATCATTGAAGATTTACGTGGCATAATGCAGAACTTACAAACTGGTGCTTTACAAGCAACAATTACTGCTAATTTTACTGAAGTTACAGTAATTGAAGGTACAGTTGGTCCTATACCTGCACCGCCTATGGTAATTACATTTGCTCCCGGCGTTACCACAGGTACCACCGTAGCTACTATATCTGAAGGACTACCTTCAGGGGCAAGCTTTAAGTATGCTCTTAAAACTAGTAAGGTGCCTACTCCAATGGTAGGGGATAACGCTACAACAGCGCTAGGCACATTAACTACTTATGTTCAGGGCAGTCCGATAACAGCAGATCCAGGAATGGTAGTAGCTATGGCTATTGTAGATGCTGGTGATGGCATCTTAAAATTAACTCAACATACATTGACAGTTGCTGAAGTCGCATCATAAAAATTAGGAGGAATGCTTAATGGCTAATGTAAAGGAAGTACGAAGAAAAGCTATTAAGATTACCTTACTTGATGGCATTGAGAGAACTGTAAAGTTCACCCTCAATGCCATGGCCGAGTTAGAAGAGCGTTATGGAACAGTTGAAAAAGCTTTTGAAGAGCTAGAAGCTAATAGCGTTAAAGCTTTAAGAGCAGTTCTCTGGGCAGGCTTTATAGAAGATGATCCAGACCTTACTGAGCGGCAAGTCGGTAGTCTTATTGATATTACTTATATGAGTGACCTAATGGAGTCTCTTAATGAAGCTTTTAGCAATGATATGCCAGAAGTAAAAGGAACAGAGCTAGTAGCTCAAAAGTCAGCCGAGGTGGCACAGGAGCTAAGTAGTGAAGAAGACCCAAACTAGCTGATCCATTTTTGAAGGATAATTGGGATTGGCCTTATATTTTGTATGTTGGTAGAGCTTGGTTGCAATATACTGAAAAGGAAGTTTGGAGTTTAACTCCAAGAAAATTTAAATCTCAGCTAGAAGTGCATCAGCGAATACAGCAACAAATGTGGGGTAAGCAAAAGCAATCAACTTCTTCAGGAATGGGATATATAGATCAAATACCTGGATGGTAGAAAGGGATGTTATATGTCAGTATTTTCAAACTTAACAGCTAACTTAAATCTAAATATTGCAAATTTTGCAGCTAATTTAAATCAAGCTTCAGGTATGTTAAGTACATTTGCTGCTACATATAATGGTGCCTTAACTGGAAACATACCAGGACAACCACAAAGAAGAGGAGCCTTTAAAGACCCTTGGAGAATTGTTCAAGGTATATTAGTTTCTAAAGTGTTTTATAGTGCTTTTCAAAATATTACTAATGCTACAAGAGCAGTATATGATTTTACAACTCAATTAGAACAATCTCATATTGCTTATAAGCAATTCTTTGGTGATACTACTCTTGTAAACGAATTTGTAAATGTTCTTAAGGACTTCGCCGCTATAACGCCGTTTCAATTCAAAGAAGCGGACCAAGCGGCGAAGCAGTTATTAGCTTATGGTTTTGAGTATCAGAACTTAATGTATGTTATGCAAGGAGTTATGAATGCAGCTGTAGCGATGGGTGACACTTCAAAGATACCTACTATAATAGCTGCTTTAGGACAGATTCAAAACAAGGGCCGAGTAACTGGTAGAGAGCTGCGGCGCTTAGCTGAAGCAAATATTCCAGTATTTGAAATCTTGAATGAGAAGTTAGGTATTACTCAAGAGCAGTTTAAAAATATAGCTAAAGAGTATATTCCAGCAGGTGAAGCTATCAATGCAATAATTGATGGTATAAATGAGCGGTATGGTGCTTTACTATATGAAATGGAAAATACCATAAAGGGCTTAACTGAGCGTATTAAAGATAATGCTATAATGGTTTTTCATGAATTATTTCAGCCTGTAGCATTACAGTACAAAGCTTTTTTAAGGCGTACTGCTGACTTTATGCAAGAATTTAGAGATATTATAGATACCCAAGGTATAGGTGGGCTATTTGAGAGGTTAATTCCAGTAGAGCTACAAAGTACTTTTAGGACATTCTTTGCTAATCTTATTAATATATGGACTATTGCAAAGAATATTCTTGAGTCTGCAAATAGAGTTTTAAGAGGGTTAGTCCTAGGCATTGTTTATATCTTTAATATGATAGCACCAGTAGTAGTTACTGTTGGGCAAATATTTGCTGGTTTATTACAGCTAATAACTAAAAATGAAACTGCTATGAGGCTACTTTCTGCTGTATTGATAGGTGCTTCAATAGCATGGGTAATATTCAGATTAAGAATGATGGGCGCTTTTATAATGGCTAAAATCATTGCTTTAGTAAATGCTCTTACTAAAGCTTTAGCATTTTTAGGCATGATGTTGACACGGCATCCAGTGTTGTTATTCTTTGGGTTATTAGCGGGTGTACTTGTAGGTGTAGCTGTAGCTTCTAGGGATGCTGATAATGCTTTAGCTAACCTATTTAGAAGACTAACTACTTTCCAAGGTGTTGACCCTAATAAACTACTATTACCTTCTCAAAAAGAAAGAGAATCAGACTTAGAAAAGTTTAATAATAGATTAAAAGAAACTAAAGAAGATATGGAAGGTGTTGAAGAAGCTACAAAGAAAGCTAATAAAACCTTACTATCTTTTGATGAAGTATTTAGACTTACTGAACAAGGCATTGGTGATGGACTTGATGAAATGCCATGGGATGATGAGATAATGGCCTTTCCTGGGTTAGATGTAGGAGTTCCAGAGATTCCTGACTTTGAGGAGTTTGCCGCTGGTTATGTAATGGGGCTATGGGAAGCTATAAAAGATAAGTTATTAGCTATGGGCCTGGGGGCGCTCATTGGTGCATTAATAGGTGGATTGTTAGGTGGTCCATTAGGTGCTGCAATTGGTGCATTAATAGGTGGTACTATTGGGTATTTCTGGGAAGAGATAATGGATTATTTAGGCATTGAACCGCCACAGCAAATTGCAATGGGGTTAGCTGCTGCAATTGGTGCTATAATAGGGGGACTATTAGGAGGCCCTGCCGGTGCCGCAATAGGTGCGGCGATAGGTGCTTTGATGTCAGGGCTATCTAGCATGCTTTGGAATAAGCTTGCAGATGTGTTTGGGCTATCTCAAGCAGATGCAAATAGAGCTTCATTTGTAGCTACACTTGGTGGTACAATAGGAGCTATAATCGGTGGATTATTAGGGGGCCCTGTAGGTGCTATAATTGGTGCTGCAATAGGAACTTTAGCTGGTGGACTAACAAGTCTACTTTGGGGAATCTTAGCTAATAAATTTAGGCTAGAAGAAAGAGATGCTGCTAGAGCTTCACTTGGAACAGCAATTGGAATGTCTATAGGGGCTGTAATTGGTGGATTGTTGGGTGGACCCGTCGGCGCTGCAATAGGAGCTACTATAGGAGCTTTTGCTGGTGGTCTGTTAGGGTTATTTTGGGAAAAGATTATACTGTTCTTCCAGACCCCTACAGGTATGGCAGCTGGATGGGGCGCTGCATTAGGCGGCGCTATAGGTCTGTTCTTTGGACCTGTTGGTGGTCTGATTGGATATGCTATTGGTGCTGCTTTAGGTGCCGCAATAGCTTTAATAGTACAAAACTGGGAAACGATCACCACATTCCTTACAACTAACGCTGAAAAGTTAGGAAGATGGTTAGTAGATACTTTCACCCTTTTACATACAAAGCATCAAGAGTTCTTTGCTAAAATAGGGCAGGGCGTATACACATTTGTGACTAGTGTATATAGTTGGTATGTAGAATGGTTCCATAAGATTAAAAACTATTTAGGGACGTGGGCAAAAGATACCGCTTCCTCAATAGCCTATGGCTGGAAGATATTAGACGATATAGTAGTTAAGTGGCTATCAGATATAGATACTAAAGTAGTTACTTTTTTGAAGAAAGCTGTACAAAGCGCTAAAACTTATTCTAGTAATCTTGGTTCTTCAATAGCTTATGGGTGGAGGAAGTTAGATGAAGAGGTAGTTAAATGGCTAGCAAATGTAGATACTAAAATGATTGCATTCTTTAATACTTCTTTACAAGCTGCTAAATTTTACTTTAATAACTTTGTAACTGCGGCGAAGAACTTTGCTTCTAATATGAAAACAGATATTTATGACTGGGCACTGATTGCTGATCGTAATTTAGATGATTTCTTTAAGAGAACTTTACAAAACGCTAAAGTTTATTTTAGTGATTTTATAGCTAATTCAAAGAATTTTGCTTCTACAATGAAAAATGACATTTTTGATTGGGCAGTAATTTTAGGTAGTAATGCTGAAGCTTATTTTAATAAGCTTATTACTAGTTCAAGAAACTTTGCTTCTACAATGAAAAATGACATTTTTGATTGGGCCTTAATCTTAGGTGGTAATGCTAAAGAGTTCTTTAATACTAATTTTGATGATTTTGCAAAATGGCTAGATAGTTTAAGAGTTAAAGCTTCTAATTATTTTGTAGAGACTACTACAAAATGGGTTGAGCATTATAATGCATTAAAAGGTAAAGCTACCCCATGGTTTAATGAGAAAATAGCAGAGTATGCTAGATTCTTTAATGATATAAAAACTAAAGCTTCTGAGTATTTTGTTGAGGCTACTTCTAAATGGATTGAACACTATAATACATTAAAAGGTAAAGCAACTCCTTGGTTTAATGATAAGATAGCAGAGTATGCTAGATTCTTTAATGATATAAAAACTAAAGCTTCTAATTATTTTATGGAAGCTGTTGCACAATGGACTGAGCATTATAATACATTAAAAGGTAAAGCAACTCCTTGGTTTAATGAGAAGATTGCTGATTATACTAATTTCTTTAATAATATAAGGGATAAAGCTAATCAGTTCTTTACAGAAACTGTATCAAAATGGACAGAGCACTATAATATTTTAAAAGACAGTGCCACATCTTGGATTAGTGGAAAAATAACAGAGTATACTACTTTCTTTAGTATGCTAAGAGATAAAGAAACTAATTACTTCACGGAAGCGGCGATGCTGTGGGATAACTACTATAGTAGCTTGAAAGAAAAAACTTTTAATTGGTTTATTGGGAAGATTGCAGAGTATGTTTATTTCTTTAATAGTCTTAAAGAGTCTGCTACATTGTACTTTACTGAGACAATGGTTAGTTGGCTTGAACATTATGCTCTATTAAAGCAGAATGCAAGTGTATTCTTCTCTGAAAACTTTGCATCTTTTTCTATTTGGTTAAGTGGTATAAGAGAAAGAACTCTTTTGTACTTTACAGAGATTGCTCCAAAGTGGGTTGAACATTATAATACATTAAAGCAAAATGCTAGTGTGTTCTTCTCAGAAAATGCTTTCGCCCATCTTACTTGGTTAACTGAAATAAGAGAAAGAGCTACTCAATTTATTGCAGACGTTACCTCAAAATGGGTAACTCATTATAGTGATTTAACTCAGAAATCTTCAAAATTCTATTCTGATATACTTTCTGGTGGGCTAACTTTTTATGGTAGTTTGCAAAATCAAGCTGCTACTTTCTTTTCTAATTTAGGGCCACTTATTACTGGCTTTTTAGCAACAGTTCAATCTAAAATAGAGTCAGGTTTAAATGTTATTAGTAGCAAACTTACTTCTTGGTTTGCACAAAGGCAAGCTGCTATAAGTTCTCACTTAAGTAGAATTATATCAAGTATTGGAACTTTCTTCAGTAATTTGTGGAGCTCACTTAGTAGTTGGCTAAACAATATAAAATCTAAAGTTGATAGTTGGTGGAGAAACTTATGGGCTGGTAAGACAGCTTCTGTATCAGTAAGTGGCGCTGTAAATGCTGGCAGTCTATCAGGAAGAGCAACAGGTGGAATATTTGATCAAGAGCATATAGCAAGATTCGCTGAAGGGAATAAAGCTGAAGCAATAATTCCTCTTGAACATGACAGGGCTATGAGGCCATTTGTAGATGCCGTGGCGACGGGGCTTATAGAAGCTCTAGGCCCAATGTTTGCACAAATGAATACTGGTGGCGGTGGGGAGAATCTACAACCATTATATGTAGGAACTTTAATAGCTGATGATAGGAGCCTTAGAGAATTGGAAAGAAAGATGCAGGTTATAAGGTTAAATGAAGGTGTAAGGAGAGGTTAATATGTCTCAGTTTATAGTTAATGGCATAACAATAAAGAATCCCTCTACTTTTAGAATAGAGCGCTACAATGTTACTAATATGGAACGCTTAGCAAATGCTGATATGGTAGGTGACTTAATAGCTAAGAAAAGAAAGTTCTATTTTACCTATAAAGCTATTAATGCTAGAGAATTAGATAAGATACTAGAAGCTATATGGAATACAGATAAGATTTTTTATCTACTACAATATCCTGAAAGTAGCGCTGTAAGAACAGCAACAGTATATAGTGGCTCTATTCCAACAGATTTACATAGAGCTACTAAAAATTGGGTATGGAAAGATGTCAATTTTAATTTAATTGAGAAATAATTTCAAGCGTTTTAGCGTATAATAAATATAAGGGGGCTTGTAGATGAGACCTGCAGTAGACCAAGATTATAATGAAGCTAGTCGTATGATAGATTTTAAACTTAATATGTACTTCTTCGGCACTGCAGCACCTCCTTTCGAAGTCACTCGAGATAATGTCTTAATAGATGCAGAGATACTTGAAGATGTAGGGCTTAGTGATGATAGTCCACTTACTAATATAACGGTTAATACACTTTCTTTTTCGTTATGGAATATGGATGCAATGTTTTCACCTACTAACTCTGCTAGTCCATTCTATAATAGGATATTACAGGGTGTAGTAATAGATGCATTTATATGCACTTTAGGTGAGACAGAATGGATAAACTTAGGTAGGTTTTATTTAGCTGATTGGCGAGTTGCTGATAACTATGCAAGAATAGATGCTCTATGTTATGACAGAACTTATTTATTTGTTAGTGATCCAGAAGTGCCAAATCTAAGAGTAGTAGAACAAAATACATTAGCTTATTTACAGGAACTAATGAGGGAATTACCATTTGAAAGTCAAACTTTAACCCCAACGCCCTTCTTGTTCCCACTAGAAACAAGAAGGGATTCTTTAAATACATTACTTAATGCTAAAATATTTTCTTCTAATTGTAGAAGAGATGGAGTAATAGAGATAGGTAGGCTACCATTTACAGAGACTTATAGAGTTATTACTGATAATGACCAGATTAAAGATATCACATTGCCACAGCAATTTATAATGCAATATGATGATGCATCAATTCAGTATTATCGCCCAGAACTAATAACTGGGCAAAGTATCTTTACAATGTCTGATATAAGAGTGCTAGAGAACTATACCATTCAAGATGCAGTATTTAGCCCTAGCCCAGTAAGATACATAGAGTCTGTAAATCTTAATGGAAGATTCCATCCAGAGTTTGTATTAAATAATGCTTCTGCAATAAGATTCTCAGGACAGATATTCAATACTGGTGACGACACGATAGACTTCAATATGATGGGCACTATAGTAGATATGCCCACATTTGAGATACATGGCGAGGGGCGCTGTCTTAAAGTAGAGAATGAGTTTATACAAACAGCGCTCAGCGCCGCGGCATACAGGAGATACTTATCTACATATGTAAGGACTAAGATGCAGACTATTGAGCTTAACACTAGAGGAAATCCTCTTATAACATTAGGCTCTACTATACAGGTTGTAAGTGAGCGTTATGGCCTTGACTTTAGAGGAATAGTAGTTATAAACAAAATGAGATATGATGGAGGTCTAAGTGCTCATTTAACTTTACTAAATGTATTAGCAATAGGAGGTGCCTAGTGTGAATATTCTTCCAACACTCAGCACTAGGTGGTCCG